GGTCTTCGATTGCAGCCAGACGCTCGCCGATCAAGTCGATCCGCTGTTGCTCCGAGAGTGCCCCGAAGTCTTGAACCGAAACGCCGAGCCGCTGCAACGCCGCCTGGGCTTTCTTGCTCTCTTCGTCTGCCCCCGCGAGCGTGTTCTGAAGCCGGGCGAACGAGCCGCTTAACTGCTCAATCGAAACGTCGGCTCGGCGGCCGGCTTCCTCCAGCACTTGCACGAACTCGAACGAGACGCCCAACTGGGTCGCCAAGCGACTAAGCCGCTCGACGCGATCCTCCAGGGCAACCAAGCCACGCACGACTGCAACCGCCCCGGCGGCGAACGCCGTGATTCCAGCGAGGGCGAGCGTGAACGGGTTGACGAGAGCCGTGACCGACGAGGCGATGCTCGTGAGCCCAGTCTTCAGCCCGCCCGCGAACACCCGCGACAGCCCCTCGCTCGCACTCGCGATGCCCGAGATCCGGCCTGCGATGTTGCCCAGCGGGCCGGGCAGCACCGAGAACACCCCCGAGAGTTCGTTGAACTTGAGCGTCGTACTCTCGGCTGCGGTGTCGATTTCTTTCTGCTGCACCGCCAGCCCGCGAGCCGCACGCTCCGCGTCGGTCAGCCCCTTCGCGGCGTTCTCGGTCGCCCGGTTGTAGGTGTCTAGCGAGATCCGCCCGGCGTTTAGTTGCTCGTTCAGTTCTGCCTGGGTGCGGTCGAACCGCTCCAGCGGCAGGAGGTTCGCTTCGGTAATCCGGGCCGCACGCTCGAAGGCGGCGGCTTCTTTGTTCACCGCTTCAGTGAGTCGCTCGAAGCCGACCGCGAACTGCGTCGCAGCCCCGTCGCCACCATCGCGGAGCGTGTTGATGAGATCCTGCGACTCCTTCTCGAACCGAGCCTGGGCCGCCGCCGCCGCTTCGCTCTCGCCCGCGAACTTCGCGAACTGACTCGTCAGCTTGTCGGCTTGATCGCCCAGCCCCACAAGCGCACGCTGCACCGGATCGAGCTTCAGCCCGCTGGCGTCAGCCGTGACCCGCAACGCTAGTGAGAGGACGTTAGCCATTGTTCGCTTCGAGATCGCCGAGACCGAACTGCCGTCGCAACTCCAACAACGCCGCCATGTCCTGCGACTCGTGCTGCGGCGGCTTCTCTATCGGAATGAAATCCTCGGGCTTGGGTCGTTTCGAGTTCTTCCCGATGTGCGGAGCCAGGAGTGCCGTGACGATCAACGCCGTCTCCCGCCACGAGTCGGGCAACGCCGAGTAGTAGCGGTTGTAGGCGATCCACTCAGAGAACTCGGCCGAATCCATTCGCGTGCCCAACTCACCGACGGTCATGTGTAAGTCGCGAGCGACCGCGAACATATACCGCCGGGTCGGGCTCGCGTTTAGCCTTTTCCCAACTCCTGCACATCCTCCTCTGTCATCCGGTTGTGCTTCATCGCTTCGTCGAACAGCCGACCCATCACCGCACCGCTCTTGCTCGCGAGCTTGTCGATCTGGTCGCGAGTGAACAGGAGCTTGCCGGCCTCGTCGCACAGCACGCCCGCGAGGTACTGCGTGCGGAAGTTCTCGATGCCGGTTTCCTTCTTGCCGATCCACTTCCGCTCATACGAGTCACGCTCGCCCACGCTCATGACGCGGATGAAGACATCGCCGCCCCACTCGGGGACAGGAACCCGCTTCAGTCCGAGATCATCCGCCGCGAGAATCTGATCTGCCGTCAGTGCCATCTGTCACGATCTCCTAGGGATTAGTCGGAGCCCCGACCGTATCCTGCACTCTAAAAGTGAAGGCAAGCCGCACGACCTCATTCGCGACGGCTTCGATCCGCTGGTCTTCGTAGATGCAATCTGAATCGAAGAACGTGACCAGCGTTCCCGCCGACGCGGTGCGACCCGAGAACGTCAACCGCTTCCGCCGCCCGTACTCGCTCACGGGCAGATGAGCGGTCGAGAATCCAGCCAGCCGCAACGTGCCCAGGCTCGGCGTCCACGTCGTGATGCGCCCGAGCGGCAGCCCGCGAGCGGCGTCTAGGTCAAACGCCTGCACCTCTTGGAGCGACTGACCGCCCCAGGTGATCGTGAACCCCTGACATGGAATCGCCATGACGGCACCCCGTCATGACTAGCGGGCAACCGTGATGACGCCCTGGCCCCGGATCGCGTCGTTCGTCGCCAGCGTCAGGGTCGAGCTCTGCACGGTGTGGTAGCTCGCCGTGGTGCCACCGACCAGCGTCACGCCCGCAACCTGAATGTGATACGTGCCGGTCGCCCCGTCCGAGATGACGATCTTGCCGATGTAGTCGAACGTGATCTGCCGACCCGAACCGCCGTCCTCGGCAGGCACCACGAGCGGCGGCGTCAGCCGAGCCGCCAGTTCGCCCGTTGACTGCCCGAGGTGGGCAACGTCCACCAGCGCATCGGCACCCGCGCCGGGATTGCTGTTCGAGATCACGATGTTGCTCACGACGTAAGTCGAGGAAACACCGTTGAGCGTGAGCGTGAGCTTCGTCCCACTGCCGGAAACCGAGGTATCGTGCGGGGTCGAGAATGACACGGGCTAGATCTCCTGCCAGAGAATGGTGTAGGTCTGCGTCACGCTGTAGACGGCGGGCAACTCGCCGCCGGCCAACTGCACGAACCCGTCGCTCTCACTGAGCAGCGACACGTTCCTGACTGAAATCCAGTTTCCCAGCGTGCCGCCGAAACCATCCAGTACCGCCCGGCAGCGGTCTGCCAGTTCCCTTACTCCCTCGTAGGTCGTGGCGTACATATCCACGGCCAGCGTCACGGTAGCGATCCCAGCCGGGCCGGATAGGGTGGCTTCCCGCTGCACCGCCTGCCGCCGCCAAGTGACGAACGGGATCGCCGCCGAGGCAGGGGCGATGACGGGGTACACCCGGTCGCCCACGATCTCCGCGACGGCGGGGGCGGCGACCAGGGCATCGCCGATGAGACGTTCGGGGGATTTGACGCTCATTAGTCGATAGCCCCCGTGACGGATTGCGAGAGCGTGCTGATCGCTTGCTCCAGTGACAGCCGCAGCTCCCGCTGAAGGATCTCGGCGACGGTCGCCTGCGTGCGATCCCAGGCAGTCTTCAGCGGGGGTTGCCCGGTGCTGCCGCCCGCCGGCATCGCAGGGATCGTGATCGGGGTTTTGCTCTTCCGAAAAAACGCTCCTGGGTAGCCCGGCTTTGTTTGCACTCGGCTCCGCTCGCCCTTCGTAGGCTTCTCCATCGTGAACTTGCCAAGCCTGTTGAAGCTCGATGCGATGTAGCCACCTTGCCTCGCGACGGGGTGCGTCTGCACTTGCGTCACCGTGCCCGACTTCGTGGTTCGCTTGTGCGACTTTCGCGTGTAGGGCTTGTCGGCAGGCTTGCTGATCGTCCGCGCGTCGGTGCCTTCTTCTAGCCAGTATTGGTGTCGCGCGCGGTCTGGCCCCTTTCGCACGCTGCCGCCGGCTGCACTCTCCGAATCAGCCCTCGCCGCCCGGCGAAAGCCAAGCAGGGCGACAGCAACGCCGTCATCGCGATAGACCACGTACTTCGTCTTGATCGCTCGCCGCAGGTTGCCCGTCGGCCCGAGCGGGGTCGTTTCCTTGAGAGCCAACTCTGCCGGAAGCATCGCCTTCTGCAACGCGGCCCGCAGGATCACGACCGACCGCTGCCTGCCGAACACTTGCCCGATGTCCTTCTGGAGTTGCCCCAAACCGGCAAGCTCGGCCGAGAGTTCAATGCGTCCTAGTGCCATCACTCCACCCTCTCCGTGCAGAGCAACTCGTGCTCGCTGCGGTTCGCGTGTTCGAGCAGCGTCGTGACCTCCAGCACCCGACCACGCCACAGGAGCCGCATCGTCTGCACGAGCCCCGTCACGTACCGCAGCCGCACCCGGTGCGTGCCTTCGGTCTGCTGCTGCCCCAAGAGCAGCACCTCGCGAGACGAGAGCCCTTCGACGCTCGCCCAACGCTCGGCGAACGTCGCCCACTCCAGCGTGGTCTCGCCGAGCGAGTTGCGTCGCTCGGTCGCCTGCTGGATCGTCACCCGCTCGCGGAGTTTGCCAGGGTCAAGTGCCATACAGCACCAGCGTGTAGGAGGCGGTGCCGGCGGAATACTGTGGGGCGATATTAAAGTTTTGCTGAGCCGATGGCTCGCAATCGCAAACACTTACCCGGCCGATCGATCTTGCGACTTGCGATTGCGTATCGGTTTCCTCTACCAAGCAGTTTCCGCTCGAAAGGAACACAACTCTTTCCACGCTACTAAACGACACCAAGTTTCCGCTGGCGTCTTTGTACGCACTGGGCTGAATAGAGATCGCGACCGCTGCCGTCCCTACCGTCCCCGTCACAATCGCAACCTTGCCCGTCGTGTACTCGGTCGCATCCCGCAGCACGAGCGTCTTCAGCGACTGTGCCCCGCTCACGGTCGTGGCGTCAGTGAACGCCACATCGACCGAGATCGTTCCGCGAACGCTGCTCATCGGTAGCTCCCCCACTTCGCCGAATCAAGCAACGCCTTCACGCCGAACGGAATCTCCGACAGGCTCACCGCGTCAGCCGCCATGCGACGCTCGTACCACATGCCCACGAGCCAGAGGATCGCGTTCTTCACCCGCTGCGGCACGCTCGCCCCGGTGCCGTCACGCCCGGCGTGCCACGTCACCGCAACCGCGTTGTAGTCCAGCAGATGCGAGGGCCAGGAGCCGTTGTAGTTCGTGCGGAGCACACCCGGCACGCTGTCACGATCGACCCGGTACTCGGCAGTCGAGAGCGTCGCGGTGCTCTGGTTCTCCAGCGTGTAGGTGATGCTGACCGCCGTCACCGTGCCGCTGGTCGCCATCGGCGGGCGGGGCAACTCGATCTCCACGGGGAACGAGTCGAGGGTCATCCGGTACTGCGTATGAACGAACGTCTCGTCACAGTACGCCTCGCACCACTCGCGAGCCGCCTTGAGGTAGGCAGCGATCAGAGCATCGTCGGTGTCGGTATCGACCCGGCAATGTGCCTTCGCTTCCGCGAGCGTGACCGGCTCAACCGCCGGTTGCGTCAGAGTCTTGAGACTGCGGTATCGCATTCGGTTTCCTGCCGCGTCGCGGTCGTGCGTCAGCCCGCTCGACCTCGGGCTCGGCCGTCGCCGTCTCGATCAAATCCATCTGCGGCTCCCGCACGGCGATGCCGTCGCGAATGAGCCGCTCCGCTGTGTCGCCCTCGCAATCGACCACCCGGCCGACGGTGTAGGTCGAGTAGTTCTGCGTCAGTCTTATTTTCATGATCC